CCCCGCCTCCCCCCCCCCCCCCCCCCCCCCTCCCCCGGGGGAGGGGTGCGGCGCGGCAAAATGATTGAAGGAGGGGGATTGGTGTTGAATTTGATTGTAACGGCCTTGAAATGCGCGGGTTATGACGATGGAGGAGGTCGAGGGATGATTCAGGAATGAAAAGGGTCTGATTCTATCATTGAAAAGGGTCAGAAATGGGGCTATGGCATCTCCTCGTGATACCATGCCTCGGGTTCCTTGCCAGCCTGGCGTGGCCGTCCGTGGCATGGATGATCGGGATTCGCAGTCCCGATCGAGGGGGTAAGAGCCCCTGGGTTGGTTCTCCGGGCCTTTCCGCACCTGCGGAAGTCCGAAATCATGCAAGCGCATTGAGCGCATTCGCGATAAGGGTCTGTTCGATGGGATCGAACTGCCGGATGCGGCGCAGTACGGACTCGATTTCGGACAGAGCGCCGGCCGGAGTTGCGCTTTCGCGGATGATTCGCTGGATGTCGGCGTATCGCTCGCGGAAGTGTCGCGACACATCCGCCGATGCTGAATCCGCGATGGAGTCCGTGGCAGCGTCGTTGAGGGCGATCCGTTCATCCCTGGTAATACTCCCGTCGAAAAAAGGGACGGCCGCCGCCTCCCGGAGCGGCGGCGGAATGGGCGGTGATTTCGGCGTCAAGTGGAACGGGGCCGGCTTTGCGCTTAATAGGATAACCCACGCGCGCGCTGATCGCCTGAAGAGCGTCGTCGGTCGGCTCCATGCCGGCATCGGAAAGGGTCTTTAGACCATCGATTGTCCGCTTGATTTCCTCGGTCGTGTCGCCGGCGAACGAAACGTTCGGGGGGCGGCCAGAAAATCCGTTGAGCAGCAGCCACGGGGCAACGATCTGGGTGCGGATCGTTTCGCCGAGAATGCGGCCGTCGAATTTGCGGATGTCCTGGCGGACTTCGTCCTGGAGGTTGGCCGTTCCATCGCCCATGCCGGTGTTGGAAGAAATCGAAGACAGGGTCTGTCCGAGGATGATGCGCGAAATTTCGGCGCGGCAATGGGCCTTGAATTTTTCGAAGCCATCGCCAGCGTTTCCTGCCGACTCTTTCAGTTCGACGTTCGAAACGTTTGAGACGACCATTCCGCCGATCTGGTTGGAATAGGAAATGGCGGCTTCAAGGATTCGGCGGTCTCCGTCGTCCTCGCTGTCCACTCTGCCGACGATGAACGGAGATCCGTAGCGCTCTAGGTAGCGCGCCCACCAAGTGGTGGCCGCTCCGGAAAGAAGCCCGAGCCAGAAAACAGCCCGCATCGGGCCGCCGTAACGGTCTGGCGCGGTGAGCATGTGGCCGCGGTGGCACACATAGCGCGCCTGATCGAGCGGCGGAACATCGATGAAGCCGGAGACGTTTTCGCGGTCGGAAACGATCGGCTGGCCGTTGGCGTCCCAGGTGATCAGACGGCACGGAACGGGAACCAGCTCGACCAGCGCCGTGCGGCGTCCGAGTTCAGGACGCGCTGGATTCGCGGGGCCGAATACCTTTTCGACCATCGAAAGCGGATAGACGACGGAATCCATCAGGTGCATCATGGCCGGAAGCAGTGAAGGAAGATTTGCGAGCATGGCCTCTGCCGCCTGGGCGGCATCGACATCCGGCTTTTCATTGCTCCACGGGGTGAGGATCAGTTCGTCCCCGAGCACGGCGTTCTTGCGCTTGAACAGTTCCGACTGGATGTGGGCATCCTGTAGAATAAACGTCCGGCAGAGGCGCCAGAACGGGGCGGAATTTCCGTACTCGGACTGGCGCACGGCCGATGCAACGGAGTCGACCGTGAGGCCAGCGAAATTCACCGGCATTTCGTTGCGGTCGGAAATCGGTGTGACGCGAGCCTGTTTGGATTTCTTGCTGGAATCGATTCTATTGAACGGCCACATATTCATGCTCCAATCAGGGTTCTTCCGCCCATTCCGGCCGATCCGCCGATGGGAATGGCTTTTGCATACACCGGGCCGGATCCGCAACGAGACAGCGCTTCTCGGGCAAGTTTTCCGCCATCAAACGTGTCTCCGTGGTTCCCCGCCGAGTCGAGTTCGTTGTCGAATCCGCCTTTGACCTTCTTTGTCAGGCGACGGTCCTCTTTGATCCAGCGGTCTGGAGGAATGGCGATGGCGGAGTCTTCATAAAGTTCGACATAACGCTGTCCGAGGTAGGTCTTGACCTTCATCTTCTCGCCCTTGTAGTCGATCGATTCGGACGAATCGCACAATAGGACGCGGCAATACTTGGAAAAGTCCTTGCGGATCTGGACGGCGTAGTAGCGCTCGTTGCTGGCATCAACGGCGAGCCCCGAGCAGCGTTTTCCCGTGGTCTTCTGGCAGGCCTCGATGATTTCGCGCAGGATAGCCTTCGCTTCGTCCGGACTCGATTCCTTGAACCGGAAGACCAGGCGCTCGACGAACAGTCGAGGCTCGACCTCCTGCGTCACCACGATGCTGGATGGGTTGGACTTCTTGTTGGTCGTGGTGGCGACGTCGTAGCCGATACCGTAGCGGGAGGCGTTCATGGTGACGGCCCAGCCGACCGGTAGATCGCGCTCGGCCGCGATGCAGCCGAAACGGTGGCCCAGTTCCTGCGCCGCCGAAAGGGCGGAGAGCGGAATGGCGGCGGTTCCGCCGACGATGAAGCGCAGGCCGTAGGAGCGGTCCCAGGCGTCGCGGTCGAAGTACTGCTTGCGGTGGTCTTCCGGAGAAATTTGCGCTCCGCTGGCCATGTCGTAGAGGTGGACGCCGGCGGCTTCGGCGTCCCAGGCGTCCACGCGGTGGACCGGAACGTTGAGCTGCGACATGTAGGTGTGGCCGCACGGATCCGGATCGAACTCCATTCCGGGCTGAGGCGCCGCCAGATCGTAGGAGAAGTGTGCGTCGTCCATAGGCGGAGTCGTCGCCATGATGAGGTGGAAGGTCGGATCCCTGGAAATGATCGGCTCCATTTCTCCGAACAGAGCCCGAAAATCTTTGATGAATCCGATTTCGTCGATGAAGACCCAGCCGGAATAGCCGCGGGCGGTGGCGACGTTCGGGGCGATGACCTTCATGCGCGATACGACGTGTTCCGAATGGCGGAAGGTGACTTCGAGACGGCCTTGGTGGAACAGGTCAATGAGATCTCCGTCGGGGAGTCCTTCCCCGTTCGATTTGATCTCGACGCCTTGCCCGGCAGACACCTCGCGCAGCGTTTTCAGAAGTTCGCCGAATATCTGCGTCGCCTTGTAGGGCAATTCGGCGCCGACGGCCAGCGATGCGGACACGAACGTGCAGAGGATGCCGGGGTGTTCGAACATCACCTGAAGGATTTTGAAAGCGAACAGGGTCGATTTTCCGCCCTGGCGGCGCCACAGCAGCAAGCAGACTCGCAGGTTTTTCATCCAGCGCGAGGCGAACTTCTGGTAGCGCGTCAGCTTCATCAGGCTTCGTCCTTCTCCATTTCGGACATGAGGGAAATGAGTTGCTGGACCTTGATGGACTTCTCGGCGCCGGATAGCGCGATTTCGCGGGCCCGCTTGTCGTCGAACCAGGACAAGAACTGGTTGGCGACCTGGAAGCGGAACTTGTCCTGGTCCAGGGCGACGGAACGTTCGGCGAGGCGGAGCTTCTGCTTGTCCAGGTCAAGGCCCTGGGCGCGAACGACGGCCTGTTTGAGGGTGGCCAGAACGGATGCGGCCTTGAGCGGATCCAGATCCTGATCCGAGAGCTTGTCCACGAGGTCGAGCATGGTGCGGTCCACCATGTCGAAGCCTTCGGCAGCGATTTCGCGGCGGATGGTTTCGGCGCGGGATCTCCGCTCGTCCAGCTTGCGCTGCTGCTCGAGCCAGGCCGGATAATGGAGCTTCGACTTCTTGAAGGCCGAATAATTCTGCGGCTTGTAGGGTCCGAGGTTCCGGGTGTCGAGCCAGTCGTTGAGCTGCTTCCAGGAATGGCGGTCGCGGATCCGGGCGCACAACTCCTCGCGGATGTCGAACGGGAGTCGAGTCAGGGGAAATTTAGGGGTAGTTGCGCTCACGGAAGACGACTCCTTCGGCGGTTGCTTTGTAATCATCGAGCCCGGCGAGCATCCGGGGGACACGCTGGACCAGGCCAAAGCCGATCAGGACGGCCAGCGCATCTTGAATGTGCGACTCATCGAACTCGGCATCCACAGCATTGCGGACGGCGCGGGCGGCGAAGATTTCTGAAACGGAAAATGCGCGCTGGGGACGGTCGGCCAAGTACACGAGAATGGCCGCCCGGATTTGTTCGCGTTGTTCAGTTTTCATTGGCGATCCTTCAGCATTTCTTTGATGGCGGCCTTGATGCCTTCGATCATGCCCTCGATTCTGCCGAGGGCGCGGTCGGTTTCGCGGGCGGTGTGGCTGGTGGTTGTGATCAGGGAATCGAGCTTTTTTGCCTGTTCGGCATTTGACGCGAGAATCATGGTGATTTCTCGATCTATCCGGACATTCACATCTCGGATTTCATCATCAAGCTCAGTTCTTGTTGCGTAGTTTTTAGCGACATCTTCCGCCAGCGGAGGGATGCGGCGGTTGAGCTTGATAACGCCGATGATGACCGAGGCGATGACGGCGATCGAAGAGAGGAATGAGATGACCACAAAAACGATTTGGCCTTGGGCGGGATCATTCATTGTTCGGGGCTTTCCTGGCTTGAAAAGGTGCCGGCGTGCTCCGCGTTCGGGCATGGGACGCACGCGGCGCCGGCATGTGAATTGGTTGTGGCGAGGAAGGCGTTTTCATCAACGTATGGTTCGGTAAGGTGAACCTTATCGGTAAGCCTACCCGCCGCGCTCCAGAATCTTCCGTTTCCGGTTAGCTCGCCGTCCCTGCTCACGGCGCAGCCGCTCCCGCTGACGAGGGCCACAGCCAACGCCGCCGATAACACCATCGCCATCCAAATCTTTTTGTGCATCGAGTTCCTCCTTGGCGATCATGCGCCGTTTGGCATCCACGGCCTTGCCGAATGCTTTTGCGCCTTCCTTGGCCACTTTGACGCCGATTTTAATTCCGGCGATTGTGCCGGTGACGCTCATGGGAAGACCACCTCAGAAAGGTTACTGCGCTCGGCAACATTTTTAGTGCCTGATCTGGCGAGGCCGCTGACCATCATGAAGACTCGTTCGCCTGATTTTGGCTCCCAAGAAGAAAGTGGCGCCCGTTTGATGTGGCCTCCCCATGACTTGCCGCCCATTTGTTTTGATTGTTGGCCAGGGCGGAGCCATTCCCAGGTTGCGCCGTACCATTGCCCATCGAGCTCAACGAAAATCCATGGATTGGCCACGGCTCCATCCACCTCGCCCCACGATCGAGACTTGTCGTAAGTGAGGGTGACTGTGCCGGCCGTCGAGACGGAAGCGGAAAGGGTTGCGGTGATGGGCCATGCGGATACATCCTTGTGGAGCCACACCACATTTGACAAATCGAGAGGCTCTGATAATTCCGGTTCGGGATCAGGCGCCGGTTCGATCACTTCCGGCCAGCGTTCTAGTGTTCCGCCGGCAGCTTTGTATTCTTCCACACGCTCCAGGACATACGGGAAGATCACATCGCTCCAGCGTTCAGCGGTGAAGCACGGCGCGGCGCGCTGAATGAGCCAGTCGGCCTTGGCATCTTCGGTTTCACCGGGGATGACAGGGTAGAGAGCGGCGATCACGGCCACATTTTCGCGGCGCGACCATCGCGCGCCTCGCTGGCGCGCGTCGAACAGGCGCAAGTATTCGGCGGCGCGTTCGTCGCCAAAAACCCGCACCATCGCGGCGGCAACATCCGCGCGTTTGATCTCGCCGGAGTCGAGCACCGCGTGGATGGTGGTAATCAAGTTGAGCGCCTCGGCATCGGAGAGCTTTACGGTTGGCAACCGGTTGGAGAATGTTGCGTAATCAGCTCCAGCCCGGCGCGACTCGCCGAATGGGAACTCCTGCGCATTGCCGGCGCAGATGAACGCCAGGTAGAGACAGAATGGAATCAGATGTTTGCGCATGGTCATTCCTTGGTTTTTGTCTTTGGTTCAGTTGGAATGGATTTGAGGGCATTGGCCAATTCCTCGCGCTGTTCGGCGGCGCCCGACGGCATTCGTGATTTTTCCCCGAGGAAGAGTGGAACAAAACCGCGCGGCAGAGATTCCCAGGAATAGGCCTGTTGGGTTGTTAAAACGGTTGGGGTGAGATCATCCTTGCGCAAAATTCGACCTTCTTTGGTCACAAAAACGGCTTCGAGGCCGACAGTGGCCAGAAGCTGATCCTGCAGCAGGAGCCCGTACACATTGTCGAAAGAGGCCTTGTATTCTGGCGCGATGATTCCGGCGGCCCCCTGCATGATGCGGCCCAGTGATGCACAACCGGCGCCGGTCAGGATTGCCACGACGCACAAAAAGCGAAGAATTATCTTCATTGTGTGCCACCGTTTGTGGTTTCGGCTGGTGTGGCCAGACCAATGATTGAGCGCATGGATTGCTCAAAGTTTTGAGCCTCGAACCAGCGGGAGTGGCCGCCGCTGCCGGTGATGATGCTGGTGTGGTGTTCATCGGCAAATTGGCTGCTGACGGCATCCGCCGACAGCCCGCCGATGAATGATTTGGCGAGCACGCGGTCGCGCGTGCTTATATATAAGGAAAGGAACCCGATTCGTCCGTCCGCCACGGCAGCCTTGAGCCGGTGCCGCCGCGGCTCGGAGGGGATGGCCGGGGCGAACAGGTGGACGAAGTTGGCCGGGCGCCTGGACTGCTGCAGGGCCAGGCGGATCAGCTCGCAGCCGTAGCTGTGGCCGGCCAGCACCAGGGAAAACTGTTCGATGGAGTAGTTGTCGATCAGGGCGGCTAGTTCCGCCGCGCGGCGGGCGGTCAGCAAGTTGCGGGTGGCCGGGAGCGCCAGGTATTCGAACTTCTCGGCCACTTCGCAGGTCGCGCGCTTGTGGATCCAGGTTACGGCCCGGTCGGTCCAGTTGCGCGCGGCGCCGGGGTAGGACAGCACGCCCGGCACGAAAATGTAGGCGTTGCGAATCATGGGAAAAAGCCGCCGGACGAGGCCAAGAAGGAAAGTCCGCGGCGGCTGGTGTGCGTGGGTATGGGGGAACGTAAGCGGCTAGCGCATCGCATGCCTCCTTGCTGGATCTCGCTGTGATTGCTCACCATCATCAGGCGCAGAACCTAGCACCTGATGCAAACGCCCCCCACGAACAGAGTGACGGATGAGAACTTGGAGATAGATCTAGATCAGGCCGCCTCTGTGCGGCTCCCTCCATGGACCGGAAATCGGATGGCCGGCTCGTAGAGCCAGCCCTACCCAAGCAGAGTTTTCCATACTATGGAAAAATGTTTCGCCGGTTTTCCACACAATGGAAAGATTGTTTCCACGGGGCGGAAACCGATCCGGACTATTCGGGGCGGAACTTGTCCAAAATGGCCTTGACCTTGTTCGGGTCCGGCATGCCACAGGCCTCGATTTCGATTCCGGACTGTCCGGAGCTTGAAATCCCGAGAGTTCCCGTGTCGAAAATGCGCTGCAGGAGCCCCTGGCTGACCTGCAGATTGCGGATGTCGCGGTGCCGAACCTCCGTGGTCCGCTTCGACAGCAGCCCCCGCCGATAGATGGACCGCTTGTTCGTGATCGTGAGCGTCGAGCACAGGGTCGAAAGTCTCCAGATAAGCAGGATCGGCCCGGAAAACAACAGGAACATGGTGATGAACCCGGAAAAGCCCATTGTGGGTCCGCTTCCGACAGCAATGAAAATGCCGACGATCAGCGGAAATGAGACCACCAGCGAGAAGAAAAACGGCTTGTTCCTGAACATGGCCGGATGGGATTCGTATTCCGTTACCTCCCGGCCGGGCGCAGGGGGATTCTCCTGGGGAGAGACCTGCGCGGCAGACATTGTCGGCGGAGGGGATTTGGGCGGAGGCCGCACCTCGATGGATGCCCCGCATGATGGGCAGTCGATCAACTGCCCAAGCATCTCTCCTGGAGCTTCGATCGATTGGGTGCAGTGGCGGCAATAGAATTTGATGTCGGGCATCGCGAGACTCCTATTTCTTCGGCTTCTTTTCCAGCGCGTCCAGGCGCGTCAATACGGTGTCTAGCTTGGATTCGACGGTGTCAAAACGCGCGGCGAACCTTCCAAGGGAGTCTGACATAGCCCGAATCTGTGGAGCTGCGGCATCCAGCAGCTTGGCGAGCTTGGCATCCTTCTGGCGGAGTTCGACCAGCGGAGTGCTTATCTCTCCCCGGATCACCAATTCATCCTCTAGGCGTTTCAACGGCGTCTCAATGCCGGCCTCACGCTCGGCTTCTGCAAGCCTGAACTCGGCCTTTGCGCTGAGGTTCCTTTTGCCAGACTTCACCATCATAAGCATAGACCTTCCGACGCCGATTGCATCGGACACCTGATCCAGGGTTTTGCCTGTTTTCAGGCGGTAAAAATCTATGCGTTCCCAGCTCATTCTGGCATATCACTTTTTATCACTTTTTTAGTTGACGAAGTGATATAAAGTGCTATCTTGTGAATCAACATAACAGGTAGATATGCGCAGTACCAGCAAAAATCCGAAGAAATTCCGCCACGTCGGGATAACAAATGCTGCGGAAGAGCTTGGGGTTTCGGTGATGCACCTCTGGTATGTGCTTCGCGGGATCCGCCGCAGCCGACGCATCGAGCAGAGCGATTTCTACCGGCGGACGATGGCGGCCCGCCGGCAATTCGAAAAGCAGCAGATGAAAGGGCACGGGAAATGAGCAGGACCTACAAGATCACGGGATTCAACTGGCTGGATCGGACGCAGCTCAAACCGCATGCGGACGCGCAGCTCCCGATGGCGCCGGACGACCAGATGGCGCTGGAGCGCAGCATTGAAGAGGGCGGCCTGATCCAGCCGCTGCTGGTCCTGGACAAGCCGGACAAGCTGGACGGCCTGTTCGAAGTGGTGGACGGCTGCAACCGCCTGGACAAGTCCACGGACGGCAAGCTGCCGTGCGTCCTGATCCAGTGCGACAACGTGCGCGAGGTGGCCTTGACCTGCCTAGGGACAGGCCGCAAGCGCAGCACCGGACAGCGGATCATGGCCTACCTCGAAATGCACAAGCGCGAGGTCGTCAAGGCGGCCGAACTGGGGGCACAAAAAGCGGCCGGGAACCCGAGTGCGGTGTCACGTGACACCGCACAAATATCAGGGGTTTTTGCGAATTTCACCTCTGACGCCATCGCCGCGACCCTTTCAGTGAGCAAGAAAGACGTGCTCCTTGCGATCGACTTGTTGATGTGCCTGGAGAAGAAATGCACGGTGCCGCAGCGGGTGGGAAGCCTGGTGACGCCGACGCGGGAGTTGGACCTGAAGGACAAGGCGGACAAGGTCTATTTCGACTGCCTGAAATTGACCCACGCGAACGTCATGGCCGGCTCGACGCCGATCCGCCGCTGGAAGGCGGCGCAGGCCGGCAAGTCCACCCAGGCCGAAGGCCGGACGGAGATCGATTACGCGGACCTGTTCCGCGAGGGCCTGAACCACCTGCGCACGGCCTCGAAGCACTGGAAGGACATCACCTTCCAGGAGCGCGGCGCCCTGGTGGAGCTGGCTGCCAAGGTCGGCGAGATCCTGCCCGGCGACGTGAAGCGGGTGCTGTGATGAACCACAATCCCGGCACGACCATGATGAGCGAAGGCGACTGGATTCGCAAGACGATGAAGGTTCGCATCGACTATTCCAAGACAGCTTCGGAATGGCTGGCCGCATTCCGGCTAGCGCAGCGGAACAAAACCACCTGGACGATCGACGAGATCGAAAAGCTGCTGCCGGCGGGAACACACCTTGGGAATTTATCAGCCGTCTACTGGACTATGCATGCCCGCCAAGAATGTCCGTTCTCAAACAGTCTAGCGCGTTTCTCGCTGTTACTGCGTATGCATCGAGAAGGAGCCAGGATAGGGTTGAGCGAAGAGGCTGTTCGGGCGGAATTCGATCGCCAAATGGAACATGAAGCTGAGTTGCAAGACCTATTGCACAATAGAAGTGCAATTCGGCGATCCGGTTCGCGGCGGAAGACATCGGAGGGAAAACGCCAGTCTCAAGCCAATGCTTTATTCCCTCTATCGCTTCTCGGTCGAAATCGAAAATCGGCCTCAGCGTCTGGTCCAGGTGATCGCCTTCTTCCCAAGGGGCATCGGCAAAGCTGCCGTTGCGATTTTGCAACTCCCGCCAAGGCGGGAGCAGCATGCCGTACAACTCCTGCCAGGTCTTCGGTTCGTCGTGCATCGTCCACCTCCAGGAAGAAAGACTAACACGCCATGGCCCACGAATTCCAGACCCGCGTGGAGGCTTGCCGGCAGGCGACGGAACTGCTGGCAGCCGGCCTGCCGATGAAGAAGGCGGCGGCGCGGGTCGGCATTCCCCAGGGGACGCTGGAGCGGTGGCTGCGGGCGTGGAAGTCGGGCGGGGCGGAGGCGATGGAGTCGGATTATTCCGGCGTGGGCCGGCCGGCGGTCGCCGAATGCCTGGATTCGGAAAGCATCGATTTCATCCGGCGGAAGGCGGCGATGTGCGGCAGCATGGCGCTGACCTACCAGTTCTTCGTCGACGATCCAGCGTGCCCGCCGCCCCTGCGCGACTACCTGATTCCGAAGCTGACCAGCGGCAAGCCGCTGTCCCTGCCGCTCTCCCTGCGCCGCGCGGCGCAGGTGACGCCGGAGCTGGAGGCGATGCGCCTGGGACCGACGGCTTTCGGGCACGTTGGGTTCAAGAGCCGCCACAACGATCTGGTGATCGATCCGCTGACGGGCCAGGAACGGAAGCTGCTGGCCGGGGATCTGTACCTCAGCGACGACATGAGCACGAACCACCCGTTCTGGTTTAATTTGCCGGACGGCGAGCGCGAGACGCGCGCGCACCGCGGGGACCGGCTGGCGGAGAAGTTCGGCGTGGCGGTGGGGCGTCAGGGGCTATACACGAACGACGCGCGCGGGAAATGGCTTGGCGCCGAGTTGATCGGCCGTCCGACGGATGCCTATACCTCCGCGGATGTGCTGCGGCACTTCCGCCGGATCCTGACGGAGTGGGGCATGCCCCGCATCGGCTGGATCCTGGAGAAGGGCGTCTGGATGGCGCGGGCCGTCGATGGCGGCATGACGGTCGTGATCGACGACCAGGCCCGCCAAGAGACGGTGGCCGGGCTGTCGAGCCTCGGGTTCGACGTGAATCACGTCCACACGTCGGAAGGCAAGGCGCTGATCGAGGGCGCCTTCGCCCACCTGCAGGCCGTGCTGGACCTGCTGGAGATCCCGACGGTGGGCCGCCACCGCGGCGAGATGGAGCGCGTGGAGAAGGTCATGCGGCGCGTCCAGTCCGGCGTGATCCATCCGGCGGACGCGGGGATCCCCTACATCAGCGACCACGTCGAAAACATTTCGAAGGGCATGGTTTTCTGCAACGGGAAAAACAAGTTCGGCCGCATCCAGAACGGCGTGCCGGACGAGGTCTGGGCGCACGACGTCCTGGCGCATCCGCTGCGCGAACTGTCACCCGAACACATGGGAGTTTTCATGCCCGTAAAATTCCAGACGATGATCCGCCAGGGCTGCGTCGACAAGACCATTGACGGCGTGCTCTACCGGTTTTCCTCACCGGATTTCGCCCGCCTCGGCGCCGGCTACCGCCTGGCCGTGGCGTTCGATCCGGGAGAGCCGGCGGCCGGCGCGGAGATCTACAACCTGGAAACCGGCAGCCGGAACGTGGACGGGCACAAGCCGAACGCCTGGATCTGCCACGCCGCGCACGAGGCGGAGCTGCCGCTGTTCGGCTACAGCGCCGAGGTCAAGGCCAGCGGCGAGCGCCGCAAGGCGCATCGCCGGGCCTTCGAAGCGGCCTACGCGGGCACGGGCCTGTTCGGCAAGAAGGCCGGCCGCGCCATCGAGCGCCGCGAGGCCGACGGGCGCCTGGTGCGCGCCGAAGTGAATCTTGGGGATTCTCGCGAGACGGACGCTGGCGGTCGGAGTCGTGCCCTTCCTGCCGCGGACGAAACGAGAATCCCCACCTCTTTCCGCCGGAAGCAACTGACCGAATCGGACATCGATTCCGCCGCGGCTGAGGCCGCGGCCATGGAAGAGCGCCTCTGGGCGCGAGGAATGCTTTTGCCGCAATGACGCGGCAGGAAAACACGAAGGGCATGGACATGAAACAAGAGAACGAAACCGGCGGAGCTCCGGAAAAGGAACTGGTCGAGCTGGCCAGGGGCATCCGCCACTGGCAGGAAGCCAAGGGATTCACGACATCCAAGATGCTTCGGAGGTTCCCCACTCTGGGGAGCGATCGCACCTATGGCCGCTTGGTGGCCGGTGATGTCGATGAGATGGATGTCGAGAAGCAGCTTGTCAACTACCGCAGCGCGTGGGCGCTGATCGAGGCGGTTGGCGAGGACGCCAGCACGAGCGAGGATTTCTATGAAGACCTTTCGCCCGTGGTTCAGCTTCGTCGGGCAATGATGGAGACGTTCACGGAGACAGGCCTGTGCCGGTTCATTCTGGTGCAGGGAGACACGGGCAGCGGAAAGACATCCGCCGCGCGCTGCCTGATCCAACGCTATGGTTCTCGGCTGCTGTTCATGGAGCTGTCGAACTATGTGGCCGACAGCCCCTATAACTTCCTGGTGCTGGTGCTGTCGTCGCTGGGGATCAAGTCGCCTCCCACCGACGCCATGGGATGCTTCGCAAAGGCCGTTCACGAGCTGAACACGACGCGGAGATGCCTGATCATCGACGAGCTGCACCACGCCGGGCCGAAGATCCTCAACAGCATCAAGACGCTGATCAACCAGACGCCGGGCGAATTCGTTGGCCTCACGATGCCGACCCTGTGGAACCGGCTTGAGAAGGCAGCCTACGAGGAATGCCGGCAACTGACCGGCAACCGCCTGGCCGAGCGCATCCAGCTCGACCAGATCAACCGCGCCGACATGACCAAGTTCGTGACCCGCCGGCTTCCGGGCCTGAACGGCTGCACGGCCCAGGCCATCGCCCTGCTGGAGCAGAGCGCCCGCGGCCTGGGCAACCTGGCGTTCGTGCGCGACGTGTGCCGCCGGGCGCGCGAGCAGTACGACGGCGCCAAGATCACCATCGAAGATTTCGCCGGCGTGGTCGCCGCGGAGCAGAAGAGCCGATAAGGCGGAAAGACTCACATGGGCAAGAAAACAACGAAGACCTACAGAGACCCCGCCGGAACCGAAATCCCGGCCAAGTATGTTCCCGCCTACGACAAGACGCGGGACCGGATCGCCAACAAGATTTATGACCTGTGGACGGACGAGGAACAACGCCTCCACGCTTTGAAGGCCACGACGAACCGCCTGATTGACGAGCTGCGCCAGGCGGCGGCGGACGATGCGGCGGTGAAGCTGGGTGGAGAAAAGGGCTATCTGCAATTCCGATCCTTCGACGGCAAGATCACCATCCGCTTCGAGAATGCGAGGCGGACGGAGTTCGATGAGCGCCTCACGCTGGCCCAGCAGCTCATCAATGAGGTGCTGTGTGAGCTGGCGGAGGGGGCAAAGAGCGCGGATCTGGTCGAGATTGTGAGCCACGCCTTTGCTCCGCGCAAGGGCGGCAACCTGGATATGCAGCGCATCCGTGATCTGTGCCGGCTGAATGTCAGCCACCCGAAATGGAAAAAGGCGGTGGAGATCATCCGGGAGTGCGAGCGGACCATTGGACACAAGCAATATGTGCGCGTGTCCAAGCGGCTGGCGGCGGATGCCGAGCCGGTGAATGTGGTGCTCGATATTGCGGCGTTGTGAGGAAAGGGAAACTGGCATGGATACGACGATGACGATGGAAACGAAGCCGAACTGCGTCCGATACGATTGCGCGGCGTGCAACAACAACAAGTGCGATGAGGTGATGATGGATTATCCGTGCCAGATCGCCGGCCTGCTGCCGGCGAGAACGGCCAAGCGCATGCCGCGCACGCGGGAGGATTTTCGCCGTGCGGCGCTTTGGCTGGCGCGGCAGGCGGCCAAGGCCGGAAACGCGCTTTCGGCCGTCCTGGCCGGTCCGGCGCCGGACGACGCCGAGAACGGGATTTGCATCGGGTACCGGGACGGTCGGGATCGGTAGCCATGGACGCCCGCCAACAAGCGGCAATCAACGGGGCGGCCTCCGCCCCTCTCTCGAAGAAGCAGAAGCGCATCCTCTGCATGCTTGCGGAGCGGGCGTGGAACGCAAAGGGCTGTCCGCTTTGGGAGCCCCGCCAGGATTCGGCCATCCGCCTGTGCCGCACATCCGCCCTTGAGCTATGGCGGCACATGGAACAGGAGCATCTCCTGGGTCGAAAGCACCTGACCGCCTGCTGTCAGGCGGACTATGAGCTGCTCCGCGCCCACTTCGCCCGCCTGGCGGGAGACCACCGCGAGGCCGCTGCGGCCGAGGCGCGGATGTCGGGCGACGATGCCCGCCGCGCCAAGGCCTTTTTGCGCAACGAACTTGCTGCGGCTGTCCGCCAGATCGCCGACCCGAGGCGCTATGTCGAGACGATTGCCCGCTGCAAATACAAAACCAACATCGACTCTCTGTCCGCCAAGCAGGTCTGGACGATCATTTTCGACCTGCGCCGGGCGGTCTGGGCGCGCAAGAAAAAATCAACCCAAACCCGAACCCCTTTTTGAAAATGGACACATGCGCGACATTCGGCTCCAGAATCGATTTTAAGGCGGGCATCTTCCGGCCCGGCCACTTGTGCGGATTTTTTCCAGTCTCCATTTCGCGGGGCTTCGCGGACGGTTTCCGGGCCTGTTTTGGCCTAACGGCAAAAGCGAATGGAGGAGTTGCATGATCAGACCCAAGTACAAGGCCGTGATCTATGTGGAGAAAACCGATGAGCGCGGCAACATCCGGCTCGAACGGGTCACCACGTCGCAGTGGGTCACGGTTCCGCAGATCGCGGCGAGCGTGGGCGTGGCCCCGCAGACCATGTACAGGATGATCGTGGACGACAAGGTCATCGACCACTACCGCATCAACAGCCAGATCCGCGTGCGCGCGGAAGACTTCGCGGCATGGCTTGAAACGCGCCGCGGGGCGGAATACGAAAGGCCGGGTGCCAAGTGAGCGCAGCCCGCATCATGCCGATCCCGACCTCCGGCGAGGTGGAAGCCTATGCCACCAGCATCGGGTTCAAGGTCAACGGGGGCTACTTTGTGGACTATTGGGAACAGCGCGGATGGATGGTCAAGCCGGGCATCCCCATGCGGAGCTGGCAGGCCACTATACGGAATTGGCAGCGGATGGAACAGGCCAAGCAGGCTGGAACAATCGTCCAGCAGCCGGTAAACCCGGCAAACGAGCGCAAGCGGGAAGCCGACCGCCGCAGAGCCGGGGTGATTGCGGAGGCCGCCGGGCGCATCCGCGCCATGATGAGCTGGATTCGCGCAAAGAAGCCGTGCCCCTGGTCCCGCGATCCGCAAGGCGAAATTGATGCGGATGTGGCGAAGATCCGCGATCACTACGGCCCGGACGGTGTGGATGAACTTCGAAAAGTCGTGAAAGAGTTGGAGAACAAGAAACCATGACCTGCGAACAACTGGATCTGTTGGTTCGGAATGAAGAAAAAGAGCAGGCAGATGCCAAGGTGCTGACCCGCCACCTCTATTTGGCGTGTGACTGGCGAACCCGCAACCAGATTTCCGAGGCGCTGGATTGGAAATGCCACGCCCGCATTCGCCACGCCGCCGAGGCCGCCGAGGGCGACGTGATCTTTGGACAGCGCGGCATGCGGCACATTCGCCACTCCACGCCCGAAGAGGTGCTGGCCTGCATCAACACCCTCAAAAGCCAAGTGGAAGCCCTCAGCCGTCGCGTGTGCAACACGCAGAAGAAATACCACTCCTATGGAAAGGGACCGCTGTGAGCCGGCCATTTGTTCAGCGGCAGAAGATGCAGCGAACCGCCTGGGGCGCCTGCAAAGTTTTGGCGTGGGATTTTTTCACCGCATGGATGGCCTTCTTCGACATCCAGGTCGGGCCGATTCCGAAGAGCTGGAGCAAGGGAACATGACGAGCGGCCATGCCATGAGGAGCGAAATCCAGTTTGCACCTGTCCCGCACGAGGCGGCGGCAAAGATCATCAGCGACCGGCCGGTGGTCACACGCGAGGTTTTTAAGAAAATGCTGCCCGAGATGCGGGCTCGGGCGTTTTTGATTTCCGGCGTGGAGGACATGAACGTGGTGCAGCAGATCCGCGACCGTATCGCGGATCTTCCGCGGGGGGCAAGCTGGGAGGACATCCGGGAGGACATTGCGAAGGACCTGGGTCCTTGGATGGATGAGGAGTCGGCTGGAAAGCGGGCGACGCTGCTGATGCGCCACCACGGCTTTCAGGCCTATGCGGCGGCACACTACCGTGTCATGGACGAGCAGCGCGCGGCTTTCCCGTACTGGCAATATTTAACGATGGGCGACGAGAAGGTCCGGTCCAGTCATGCCAAGTTGCACGGGCTGATCCTTCCCGCGAACCACCCGTTCTGGAAAGACCACTATCCGCCCTGGGATTGGAATTGCCGCTGCCAGGTCGTGGCCGTCAGCGAGGACGAATACCGGGAAACGGTTGATGCCGGGCGCGTGCCGAGCAAAATGAATCTGACCGGAAAGGTCAAAGATGATTACGACAAGAAGACGCGGGGCTGGACGCTGGAGAAGGCGGGACTCAAGCAACTCGCGACCATGGGCCGGATCGACGAAGGTACCGGCGCAACGATAGATGTTTCCAGTCCGCTTCAGCGGGCACAGAAAGAAGGGCCATCCGCCGTGTTGTCCGCGTACCAATGGAATCCGGCGGAGCTAGGAATGTCCGTTTTGGACCTGCATGGAAAATACGGCAAGGACGAAGTTCAACGGGCGGCGTTCGACGCCTTCTACCGCAACATGCAGGGAGCGACATTCCTCGGGCCGGACGGATTGGAGCGCAACGTGTGGGATTGGTGCCTTTCGGCGGACATGGAGCGGGCGGCGCGCGATCTGCTTGCGAATCCATCCTCCGGAAGAATAGAACGCCTGGCCGTGCTCGACCACAAAACTGGCTTGACGATCGCCGGAGAATCCGGAGAGGCAGATCGCGTCCCGTTCGGCGACCATGCCATACGAGGGCTTTTGGAGGGGAGATCTCTGGCAATGGTTCACACCCATATCGAGGTCGGCGATCCTTCGCCGGCCGACATCGCGGCCCTTTTTCGGTTCAGCCCAACGTTGAAAAGCATTGCGGTTGCTGAACCAGGTGGTAGGCTTCACATGGTGAGCGCGAAGACGAGCCGTTCCATTCCAAGCAATCTGCGCATGGCGAAGTTCTTGGACCGCAAAATGGACCAGATGGATTCCGGATCCTTGTCGGAAAAAGCGTGGAAAGGCTACATGTCCAGGATGAATCGTTCCGGGAGGTTGCGTTATGAAGCCAGACAAAAAATCTGACGATGATCTGGATGAATTGGCGAAGACCGATCCGGAGGTCCGCGAGTTTTTGGATATACTCGCAGAAATGGATGCGGAGCCATCAGCCGATCCAAACCAGCCTCCGCTGACGGACGAGGAAAAGAAAAGGCTGATCGAAGAGTGGAAAAAACATCCTGGATACTTTCGCTGACCATGCAAATCTCGCTAAAATTGGACACGATTTCTCCGTCGCTTAAACGGGTACTGAAGCAGGTGGAAAACCCATCAGCCGTGCTGCGCGAGATCGGGACGACGGTTGTTGAAATGTCGAAAAAGGCGTTCACCAATCCATCCCTTCGTCCGTCAACGTGGAAAGCCAATGCGGCATCCACCATTGCACAGAAAGGCGCATCTTCTCCGCTGGTCGCCAGCGGGACGATGGCGAGATCGCCGCGCGTGACCGACGTCGGGCGTGATTATGTGCGGGTTGGAAGTGATCGTTCGGCTGGATCGCATTCGTTGGCGGCCATACACCAGCTCGGAACGGGTCCATTCGTTATTCGGCCAAAATCCGGAAAGTTCCTGTTTTGGAAAGGCGCCAAACATCCGGTCAAGCAGGTGAACCATCCCGGAATCCCCGCCCGCCCGTTCTTTCCGTTCCATGCTTCGGGGGAGGCGACGGAAACAGCCAAGACGCGCGTCAAGGACGTGATTCTGGCGTGGCTGAAAAAGTAGACCATGCCCTATTCTGAATCCTGAATTCTGAATTCGGGATTCTCTCCTTCAAAAACAGTCAGGTTCTCATCCGTCACTCTGTTCGTGGGGGGGCGCGCGCGATTCTGGTTTTCTCGCGCACATGGAAACCAACGAACAAATGACCCTGTCGACGCTGGCCGGACCGTCCGTCAGCTTGGATCGCGAGAATCTGCCTGCCCGCCTGAAGTTTTTCGATTGGGGCGAGAACCACACGCCAGACGGCGACATCGTGGTGAACGATGTTTCTGTTGCGGCGCTGAACAAGCAGATAGCTGCCGACACGTTCAAGAGGATCGTGATCGATTTTGAGCACCAGAGCGTCAAGGGTCATCCGAACTACGTCCAAGCCCCCCGCCACAACGCCGCCCACGGCGATCTCGAAGTGATCCCCGGAGATGGGGTCTATGTGACGGCCCTCTCCTGGACTCCCAAGGGCGTCGAGCATGGTCCTGACTTCTGCGACATCTCGCCCGTCGCCCTCCACACCAAGCGCAAGGCACCCGGCGAGCCCGTGGTCTTGCTTGGAATTCTTTCTGCGGCCCTCTGCGACAACGGCGCCGTGAAGGGAATCACCGCATTTTCCGCCACCTACCAGCCCCTGGAGAATTCAATGGACGAAGACACGTCGAAAGTCATTGCCGGCCTGCAAGCGGCGCTCGGAACCGTGACCCAGGAGAACAAGGCTCTCAAGGAATCCATCGAGGCACAGGGGCGGCAGATCGCCGCGCAGAACCTGCTGCTCGAAAGGCTGACGGCTCGACTTGACCAGGCGCCAACCGTCACCGCTGCCTCTGTCGACCAGGTGCGTGCCATTGCCGAGTCCGCCCTGAAGCCCGATGCGCTCGTTGAAAGCAAGCAGCAGGTCTCGGCTCTCTCGGCCCGAATCGATGCACTGCAAAAGGATCACATGATTCAGATTGCCGTTCTCCAGGGGAAAGCCGTGACGCTCGACGAAACGGCGGTCAGCGCCATGAGCGCTGAATCCCTGGCGAAGCATATTTCGGGTCTTGGCGCGACCCTTCCAGTCGTGCGTCTCACCCCGTCCGGATCCGCTGAGGATCCTGCGGCAAGCGCGCTTTCCTCCGGAATTGATGCGCTCATCGCCCAGATTCGCCAGGAAACCGGAATCCAGGATTTCCAGGCGCTTTGGGAGCTCGCGCGCGGACGCCAGCCGGAACTTTTTAAGAAGTAGAAACCACCCACAAGGAAGGATCCCATGGAAACAAATGAAAAAGGAATCGTGCGGCTCGAAGAGGCCAGCGGTGTCGATTTGAGCGATGCGATCGGAAAGGCAGTCGGAGTCGATGCGTCTGGAAAAGCCGTCCTCGGCGGCGATTTCGGCGTCGTGACTCTGGCGTACAACGGCGGCGTGGATGTCGCGGTGTTCGGCAGCAATGTCGGCCCCGTCGAAGTCAAGCTGGCCGGAATGGTTGCCAAGGGCGATTACGTCGTCCGCAATCCCAGCACCGGCAAGTGGACCAAGGCCGCTGCGACGGACATTGCCGAAGCCCGCATGGTGCAGGCCGGCGTGTCCGACGAGCTGATTCCCGCCGTGCTGTTGGCTCCTGCCGCCCGCATCGGAGCGAATGTGTTTGCCGCCTCCGACCACAACCACGACGCGGCCTATGCCGCGATTGACCACGATCACGACGAGGCTTACGCCGCGATCAACCACACCCACACCTGAGCCGAGGAGAAGAACCATGAGTGAGAGAATTTACGGCCGGGTCGAAACCCTGGTCAGCTATGCGCGGGGCCTTTCGCAGGACATGTCGAAGAGCCTTGCCGAGTTCATCGCCCCCACGGTCGTGACGGGCATTGCATCCGGGAAGTACAAGGACTTCTCGGACAAGAACGCCTTCAAGGTTCCGGTGACCCGCCGCGCCGTTGGCGGCAAGGCCAGCCGGATCGGATTTGAGTCCGAAGACAAGGACTTCAACTGCGAGCCCAACGCGCTGGAGGCCACCATCGACGATTTCGAGCGGTTGCAGGCCGGCACCGACCAGGCCATGCTGGAAGAGGCCAAGACGCGTGACGCCGTCAGCACGGCCCGACTCTCGCACGAGAAGGAAACCTTCGACTTGGTGCGCGCCAGTGTCCCGGCGGTTGCCGAACGCGGCGTTTGGTCCAGCAACGACAACGATCCGATCGACGAGCTCGATGAGCAGATCGAGGCGATCGCCCTGGCGACCGGCCTGATGCCTAACCGCATGGTGATCGGCCTGTCGGCGTTCCGCAAGCTGCGCAAGAACACGAAGGTCATCGGCCGCATGCCGGGCGCCGCGAATGCGACGCTTTCGATCGAAGCGCTCGCGGCCATGCTGATCAATCCGGGGATCGACATCCGGGTCGGCTCGCTGGCCTACGACACCGCCGCGGCCGGCAAGACGAAGAGCAATGCCTTCGTGGTCGGCGCCGATGTCTTCCTCTTCTACGCGTCGCAAAATGCGACGCAGTACGATCCGAGCTTCGCCAAGACGTTCTCCGCGCGGGCGGGGAACATCTTCGACGTTCGGATGTACCGCGAAGAGCCGCGGGTCGACGTGATCGCCGTCGACTGGACGAAGCAGACCAAGGTCGTCTCGGCCCTGTGCGGCCGGCGTCTGTCGATCACCTAGACGTCGCGGGCGGGATGGCCTATATCACCGCCAGGGAATTGCGCGCGGTCGTTCCGGACCAGTACCGGGACGCCGCGCTCTCCGATCAGGGAGGCGAGCCGGATCCCGGCCTGCTTTCCGCGGTGATCGACCAAGCATGCGAAGAGGTGGACGCGCTCATCGAAGGGCGCGTCCGCCTGCCGCTTTCCACCCCGTTTCCACAGAAAATCCGCACGGCCGCCGTCTACTTTGCCTTGGAAATCCTGTTCACTCGACGCGCCCTCGAAATGCCGGATGCCACAGCCAAGAAGATCGCCGGTATCCGCTCGGATCTGGGCAAGGTTGGCGCAGGCGATCTTCGCTTGGAAGCGCCTGTCGAGCAGACGGCCGCCAGCCGCCAGGCCGGCGGATCCATCGTCGTGCGTCCAAGCATCACCGGTGCAGGAGGAATGATTGGCGCGATTGTGCTGCTGCTCGCCGGCCTTGCGCATCCGGCGAAGGCGATTGATCCTCGCACCTTCAGTTTTCTGGCGCCGACAAACCCCATGATCGAATCGCCCGATCATATGGAGTGGAGCCAAGCCGAAAGCGTCGAGCTGCGCTACACTCTTCCCGCGGCAGATAATAGCCGAGAGATTCGCTGGGAGATTTCTGATCGAACGAACCTTTGGCTCAACCTTTCCCCAGTGCGCTCCGGTGCCGTTTGGAGCTGGAGCCCTAGCCCCACGCAGACCTGCCTTCCTCCGGGCCGCTACGATGGACGAGTGGCCGCCTATGGCCGGTCCGGAACGAATCTCACCTTCCATCGCGTCATCGCCTGGCAAAGCATCCGCGTCCACTCCGCGCGGGATCCGCAGACGCTTGTGATGGCATCTCCACTTTTGCAAACGCCCGAACAAGATCCTGTGGCGATGGCAGCCATCGCTTCTGTTACGCAGCAACTTGCGGATGTGGTTGCGCCTCTCGCCACTACCGGCTACGTGGTGGCGGCGGTGGCTCCGCTGGCCACCACGCAGCAGCTTGCCGATGCCGTGGCCCCGCTGGCCACCACAGGCGATGTGGCGGCGGCCGTCGGCGCGATCACGGCGGAGGGGCTGGGCGCCCTCACCGCCGAGGCCGACCCCGAGTTTTCCTCTTGGCTCTCCTCCGATCCGCTGGCCCCGCTGGCCACCACAGGCGATGTGGCGGCGGCCGTCGGCGCGATCACGGCGGAGGGGCTGGGCGCCCTCACCGCCGAGACTGACCCAGAGTTTTCCGCCTGGCTCTCCACCGACCCGCTTGCCCCACCCATTATCTATGAGATGTTGAACTACGTGGGTTTAGAAACTTCCGAAGAAGACGGCTATTATTATGCCGATTCTTTAACCGATTGGCGGACGGGCGCATCCATTTCTTTTTCGTCCATGCACTTTTACGGGCAATATGAAAAACCATGGAACTTTGTGGGCAACACATCGCCCACGATCAACGGCGTTCCGATTGCCACCACGCAGCAGCTTGCCGAGGCCGTCGCGCCCTTGCTCACCAACGCCGCCACCTGGTGGACCTATCCGGCGGGCGGCGACGTGAACTTCGCTGGCTACGCGCTCACGAATTCTGGGCAGGTTGAGGTGAGAGCAGCAAGCCATTCATCCATTAGGATTGAGCCGGGCTGGATCGGCTACGGCTCGCCAGGATTCGGTGAACCGCAGACGGAAATTCGGTTTGATGACGGGTGGGGGATTCTCGGCAATTTTTCGGAGGTCTTTACGCGCGATGGCGAGGGCTTACGCATTGACGACGCTATCGCGATGACCGAATCCACAGTTTACTTCCAGTACAATTCGCTCCCCGGCCTGCCCGCCACCGTGAATGCCACGAACTCTTTTTTCGCGCCGGTTAATCTTCCCCAGAAGATGCTGACCGCGCTAAAAATCGCCACCACCAACAGCTATCAAAAATCCAACGCGCACCTGCGATTCAGCTTGGACGGAAACGAAATCGGCACCCTTGCGCCGCGTTGTGACGGCAGTACGCAGGAGATTTGGTTTGCCGCCGCCACTGGTGCGGTGATTGAGGTTGAGGCATTCGGCCTGCCTTCCCCCGCCGGGGATGATGGCGACCCGATCATCACCGGGTTGCGATTCGGCAACATGGGAAACCCGAATCTAGTGGTCCGCGAAATGGAAACCGCGAATCAAATTGTAATGGCCGACTATCCGCAACGCGCGCGGCAAGTCGCCACAAAAATCTACGCCGATGATGCGTCCGCCGCTGCGTTGGACTTGGCAATGGATGAGGTGTGGCGGCGGACGCAGGCGACCGACCTGCAGGGTAACGTTTTGCGCTTCGGGCCGCGCTATGACGTTTATGGAACGAACGACGCGATCAACTGGAAATACGGCGGCGAGACCATGCTGCAATTCGATGGCACCGGTTCCAAAGTCATCCCCGAAATCCGCTCTTTTTCGGTCGGCCCAGGAACGACCGCCGAAATGACCGTCTGGAGCTACGCCGGCGGCGAAACGAATCTTGTGCCGGAAGTTTCAACGAACCTCCAAGACTGGCTGCGCCTTGATGCAAGCGCGATTGTCTCGGCAGCAATGCTCGATCAATATACGGCAAAGATCGTTTTCACAAACTCCGCACCCAAGGCGCAATTTGTCCGCTTGGTCGATGTGTCGGGCGGAGAGGGAGACCCCGTTGTCCGAGTGCTTGCCGCGATGGAGTTGGGCGGTGTCAAACGCACGACGTGGCCGGGGCTGCCAGCCCTCGATGTTGTCGATGTGGGCGACATCCCCGGCGAAGGTAGTGTGGAGTGGACGTGGACGGTCAACGCGGCCGCCCCCGCCCGCACCATTGTTTTTTCCGACCCCTCCGCCACCGACAAGCATCCGATACTTATCTGGCCGCCGCCCTACACGCCGGCCGCCGTGCAGGAGGTCAAGGTCATCTCCCCGCCCAATGGGATGTCGCTCGCTTATGCGGAGGAGTTTGATAATGCCGTCACCGGCGAAACGGCTTATTACGCCTATACTTTTTACCCCGCGCATAATGCCTGGTACTTGTCTGGCTGGTCGTCCGAGATGTACAACCTCCAGCCCGTCATCACCGGTTGGGGCCCGCCATGAAAAAACTCCTCAAAAACCTCGCCCGCTTTTTGGTGCCTTTCCCTATTTTCGACGACACGCGCATCAAGCCTCCAACATCAACAAACGGCCTCACCAGCGGAGAACTATGGAACTCCAATGGCGTTGCCCATTTCATGCCGTGACACCCATTCCACCATCCGACTTCATCCGCATTCCCATGGAGGCACTGGCTCCGGTTTGCGCCACCCTTGGCGCACGGATTTTCGTCTCCACCAACATGAGGGCCGCGCTGGAAGGATTGTTCGATTCTCCGGCCGGATTCCTCGTCATCCTTGTTCCCGGCGATGAGACTCCCCAGGGAGACCCCATCGACGACCTGCAAGTCGTTTCCGCCGGCCTCTCCATTCTTGTTTCGCACCGATTGCCGCCAACCGCGCAGCCTTCGCAGGGCCTCTATGAGTCCGTGGCTGGCCTTCCGCCGTTCATCGACCTCATCGCCCAGATCCGCGACACCGTGCGCGCCATGGCCATGCCGGAAGGCTCAACGGGTGTGCGCTGGCGATATATGGGCCGCCGCGCCGTCGACTTCGACGGGATCCTGTCGCCGGCCTTCCGCCTGGACTTCGAAATCGACGCCGCGTTGCCGCCGGCCTTGGCCGATGCCGACGCCGTCGAACTTGCCCCGCCACAACCCTTTGACGATCTGGAAGACGATCCGCCACCCGAAACCGAACCCTAGCCCACCAGAGGAGAACCATCATGGACGATACCACAATCAAAAAGGGCGCAGCCGCCAACTACGTCTGGGGAATTCCCTCCGGCGTTGTCACCATCTCCGGCCGCATCACCAACATCCGCGCCAGCCGATCCATCGATAAGGAAGAGCTGCAAAATGAAACCGGCGAGACGGACGGCGTGGTCTATCTGGACCCCAAGACATCCGCCACCGTCGATATCATCGTCCCTTCCTCGTTCACCGACATTGAGCTGGCCAGCTCGCTAACCATCGACGGCCATGTCTGCTTCGTCGAAGGCGCTGAAAAGCAGTGGGAACGCCGCGGCTGGGCCAAATACAGCGTCACCCTTCAAGGGTGGGACAACGTGCCGGCTGGATCCTAATCCCAGCAAGGAGCGCAGCGGGCATGGCCGAAAAACTTGGCATCCACGAGCCCACCCTCCGGGCCTTCACCGTCCAGCCCATCCGCGTCGGCGAACTGGACATCCACCCGGCTTGCATGGCCCACATCATGGCCATGCGCCTGGTGGCGGCTGGCTTCGAAGGCGGCGACCTCACCCCGGAGGAAATGCTGTCGGCCATCGTCGTGTTCTCCACGGCGCCGGCACAGGCATCCGGGCTTCTCAACCTTTCCTCGGAGGATTGGGACGCCCGGCGCGCCGAAATAGCCGGAAAGGTCATGCTGCACGATCTCGGCGCCTACGCCGTCGCCATCCAGCAGCAGATCACTTCCGGCCTTGCCCCGGCGATCCCCGCCAAGGACCGCAGCGATGCCAAGGCCGGAAACTACAAAAAAAAAGCCGCCTCGGCTGGTGGATCGAGGCCTTTGAGTGCGCCCTTTCCGAATACGGTAGCGAGGAGGAAGTGATGAAAATGCACCTCTCCCGCCTCATGGCCCTGTTTGCCGCCAGAACCCTACGGAACGGCGGAGAGTTCGACGGTCCGGATCTCGCAGAGGACGAAATCCTCGACGAACTGGCGGCCGAACTGCCAGGAGTCAAAGGATAACCAATGTCTGCCTCTGCCGGAAACCTGACCTATAACCTCGGACTCAACGCATCCGGATTCACCTCCGCGATGCGCAAGGCCATTGGCCTGGTCATTTCCTACAAGGCCGTCATGGCCACCCTGCGCCAGTTTGGCGCGGCCATTCGCCTGGGCGGGGAACTCTCCGACCTGGCCGATCAAACCGGTGAAACGGCCGGGAACGTGCTCGTCCTCAAGCAGGCCTTTCAGGATGCCGGGCTCGGCGTTGGCACCATGCAAACCGCCCTGTCCATGATGAGCATGTCCCTCTCGGGCATCAGCGAGACTGGCCAGCGCACCGAAGAAACGTTTGCCGCCCTTGGCCTCAACATGCAGGAGCTTCGCGGGCAATCCGCCATTGCCCAGCTCGACGCCATCGGCAAGGCCATTTCCAATCTGCACAGCCAAGAAGACAAGATCGCCGCCGCCCGCGCCATCTTTGGCCGTGGCGGAACGCCCATGCTGACGCTGTTTTCAGACCCAAACGCCATCCAGACGGCCCGAGACGCGCTGGGATCCATGCCGGACATGGTGGACAAGACGGCAGCCGGCCTGGATGCCATCGGCGATGCCTGGAATCGGATCAAAACATCGTTCACCGGCGCCTTTGTCGCCGCCATGGCCCCGGCCATACCTCTCATCGACTCCATTCTCAAAAAAATCCAGTCCATCGACTTCACCAAGATCGGCGCCGGCTTCGGCGCCGCCATGGTCGCCATCAAGAATGTATTTTCATCCATCTCTCCAATGGAGTTCGCCATCAATCTCGCCAAGGTTGTCCTGACGGCCCTCTCCGCTGCCGTCCGCGAGGCGTTTTCCTTGCTTTGGAATGGCGACTTCTGGATGGGGGTCGGCAAGCTGTTGATCGGCGCTCTCGTTGGCCTTGGTGCAGCACTCTTGGACGCATTGTCTCCCGTTGCGGCTTTTTTAGCTGCGATGGCATTGCAATTCAATGACTGGATTGTGGCTGGACTATCAAAGATTCCATGGTTGAAAGACCACTATGCCGGTCATCAAAATAAAACCTTTCACGAACACTATCAGTCCGAGCTCCAAGGGCAGAAAGATCGGTTTGTAAACCCGGCACTCGACACGTCCGCAGAAATGACGACCAACGGAATGGCCGACCTTGGGAAGGCCCTTTCCGCCGCCGGATCTGGCATTGCCGATTCCGTGGCCAACTCGGCTGGCGGGAAATACTTTTCCGGCCTGTTTTCGTCCGGAATGACCGAATGGGAAAAGGCCATGGCCGACATTATGGCTGCACCGGCGGCACAAGCCAAAAATCAGCAGGCAAGAGCTGACGCAGCGCCCGTGCTGGACGACAAGCAAGAGTCTGCAGCTGACGCAGCGCCCGTGCTGGACGACAAGCAAGAGTCTGCCAACAATGGAATTCAAGGCGCACTTGAGCCACCATCCGACCGCTGGTCCCGCGTTGGCGCCTTCGTCGGTGGTAATACCTCCGCCCAGCATCTCGACTATGCCCGCCAGACTGCCCGGAGCACCTCCCTCATCGATCGCACAGCCGGGCGTATGCTTTCCGCCCTTGAACGCCTGCAACCCGCCACCCTATGAGCGCAATCAGCAAAGGAAATATCGCCCCTCGCGACGTGGCAGGAACAGAAATCACGATTTCGGTTGAGGGCGATTCTGGCACCATCGTTCGCCGTGGAAGTTATGCACAACTTGAATCCTCAAAGCCGGCCATTGGCACCCTCATTTCATCCCAGGGAGCCCAGCTCAACGTTCTGGCGACCAATCTCCGCAAGGAACGGGGAGGATTGGGCACCCTCACCATCACGCTTGGCGACAAGGATCGGACTGGCGAGGGGATGGTTTCGCTTGCCGCCCGAGAAGAAACCGTAGAGCTTGATTACAGCCTCATGGAAAAGCCCATCGAGTCCCATCCGATGTTCAAGGACATATTCGCCCCAGAAGGTGGAGATTTCACCGCCTTAGCATCGATCCGGGCTTGGGAAGCTGAACAGGAGCCCACCGTAAAGGGCCAATTCATGTATCTTGAGCACGGAGGCGTGCCTGGGACTGGTCCATATCTCACCCTTTCGGAAGAAGCGCAGGTCTTCGCCGAGAAGAAGCTCGCCGGGATCGAGTCCTATTTCTTGCAAGTGCCCATCGTCCGGAAAACATCTGTCATCAAGCGCGCGGTCACAACGTCGAAGTGCGGAATGCGGGACACCCCTCCCGAGTTTGCCGCCGTTCAGGACGTGTGGCTCAAGACCGCCGACAAAATGACCCGCACCGGCTCAAAAGGATCATGGGAACGAATCGAAGAGTGGACAGGGTTCGACCAGTTGGACGAAGATCTTTATCCTATGCCGTGACATGCCAACGCTCCCGAACAAGCCACGTTCCGGAACAAGCCTGCAAGCCGCGAACCTCCCCGACGTTATCGGCAAGCTCATCGACTATTGCCGTTCGATCACGCCCCGCCCCTCCCCGACGGTTCGCGTCTCGACGACCGCGTCCGGCACAACGTTTTATGCCAAGCCGGGTGCTGGGCCGAGCTCTGCTGGTGGAGCCACGGGTGGCTCGGTAGGGATGTTTAGATGCAGCGCCGTGGCCGACCACGAAACGGAAAATGGATGGCTGATTTCGACCATGCCAGGCACCGCTCAACCGCTATACGGTCAAATTCAACATATTGCGCCACTTGTCGATCATCCCGTCGTAATCCCATTGGGAAGCCACGCCTATGTCTTCGCAACACTTTATATCTTCGATATGGAGGAAGAGGAATATGTTTGGGCGTGGGAAGAAACGCTCACAATCTCAACATCGATTCCTATTAATTTGTGGTACAGAAAGTACCAGTCGATCGCCATGATCAATTCGTCTGGCCACGTTGCGCAGGGCCACGAGGGCGCAATCGTCCTGCCAACGCCAAAGTCGATTGTCGATCTTGAGGCGGAGGAGTAGGCATGTTTTCCCCACTAAACCTCACTACAGTCTCAACCATTCCGCCTGATCCAATGTGGGTTTGTGCCCGAAAGCCACCGTGGCACAAGAGGTTTGCATCCGGCGGCATCACCCCAATGCCGGCATGGCGTAACGAGGCTGGCTTCTTGGCCGACGGCCCGCTTGAGCTGGTCTGGATGGGAAGGCGCTGGGACATTGTGGATGATGAATATGTCACCAGACCGCTTACCGATAAGGGCGGAACGCTTAACGGCTATGGAACCTGCAATCGAATCATCCTCGCCCAAAATGTTATTCATGACGGCGAGCAGCTTATTTTTGACATGGAATCCTACTACGAGATGGCGCCGAGGCCATTCATGTTCACTGATCCGGATGTCATGGCTATCCTCGTCGAAAAGGGCATGTCGCCCACCGACTTCTCCCCGCCGGTCTCCCATTCCGCATGCGCCGAAGCTATGGAACATGCAGACGAAATTGCCATGCGCACCGGCGGCTACATTTACAAACGGCCATTCCGCTGGCCAACTGGAGATATCGATCTGTGCAAAGACCACGCCGAGATTCTGTACGGGATGCCATCACCAGATGCTTATGGAAAAGGGATGATTCACACGCCAGGAGTTTGGCCGTCTCCGGTAGATACGCCAGGTTTCTTCGCCTGGAGGGTTTCTGCTGGCGTCAGTTCGCTATCTGCACTTGATCTAGTGATGATATTTCGGCGCGCTTGGAGCGGCTCGCCTGGCGCGAAATATGGCTTCAGATATAGCAGCACCAAGGCCGGTTTTCTCCGCGACCTCCCGCCTTATACAGCCTTTGATATCCGAATCTGGAAAACAGTATACCTGTCAAAATCAAAATACCGTGGGATCTCTAAAGAGTCTCAGGCATCCTATTTTGTGGCTGCATATCGCGCAAGTGGCGCACTGCCAAAGAGCAAAAAGAATAGAAGCTGA